ACTCATGTTGCATTAAGTTTTGACGGTACTACTTATCGTCTGTTCTATAACGGAACTTCACAAGCAACATCAACAACCTTGCTTGCGTCAAACATCCTAACTGCTTGGTATATTGGTATCAAACACGATGGCAGCAGATCTTTTAATGGCTACATAGATGACCTACGAATTACTTTTGGTTATGCCCGATACACAGCAAACTTCACCGCACCAACTGCGGCACTTTTTGATTTCAGCCCAACATAAGGATTAGTTATGTTTATTGCAAAAGTAGAAAACGGAAACATTAGCGAGATCATTGACTTTCGCACTTATTTTGGGATGACCACTTCGGTCACAGACGAGCAGTTAGCGGCCCAAGGTTTTGTCAAAGTTAACTTGTACCGTGCCCATGACCGCTTGACTCAAAAACTAATTTCTTGCGACCCCGTGCTAGAAAATGGTTGGGTGTACAAAGTTGCTGTAGCTGACTTAAGTGCAGAAGAAATTCAGTCTGCCAAAGACAGCGCAATGGCTCAGATTCGTGGAACCCGTAACACCTTGCTTGCCGCCTGTGACTGGACGCAAATTGCCGACAGCACCGCAGATAAGACTGCATGGGCTACCTACAGGACAGCACTACGTAATTTGCCAAGCACAATCACTGTTGATCCCCGTACATTTACTGACTGGCCGCATGACCCTAACTGGGTTGACCACACACTTATCAACTAATCCTTTAGAGATTGAAAATGGAAGCAGATGTTGATAAAAGGTTAGCCGTGCACGAAGCCATTTGCGCTGAGCGATACAACAGCATAGAGAAATCTTTGCGCTCTGGGGATAAGCGCATGACCAAGATTGAGTACCTGTTGTACGTAGTGATCTTGGCCGTGTTGCTTGGTCCCGGTGTGGCGGCAGACGTATTTAAAAAGATATTTGGGATATGACATGTGGGACTGGGTTGAAGCATTTATTGCCGCAGCCTGTCTAGTGGCCTTTGTCATTTTTGGCACGTATATGATTGCATGGAGCTTGGTGTGATAAATGCGTTGGCTCATTCTGTTACTGCTGTTAGTGTTGGCTGGGGCTGTAGCCAAGAATGGTTGCCATGTGCGCGAGTTCTACAGTATTGCTTGGACTATCCACAACCCCTCCGAGCGACATCAACAGATGTCAATGTGGCTGACAAACAATGTGCGGTTTTGCAGAAGCCAAGACTTGGCGGTTATTTGGAACAACCTGTCCGAGTGGGCGGGCGCGGCGGATTCAGCAGAGCTTAGGGGTAAGGTTGTTCATGGATACAAAGATGCGCTTGATCGGGAAAAGAAGTGAAGATCAGTTACGACAAATGGTATCCGGTGGTACAGCCAAATCCACCAATGCAGTCCGAGGTGTTTGCCAAGCGGGTAGAACGCTTAAACGCTGAGAGGGCTGTGCAGGTACAGATTGACCAGCAGGTGAAGAAGTTTCACCAGTATGAGTATGAGATTTATGAATACAGGATGCGGCAGATCACAATAAACATTGACATCACAAACCTTAAACGGGAAATAGATAAGTTGGTATAAACATGGTCACAAGAAAACCCCCTGCAAAAGTAGCGCCAGTTAAACGGCGTACACCTAAACCCAAAGCAGAGCAGACAATTAACGTGTCTGTTGCCGCGCCAGCGCCGGCTCCCAAAACTGAGGCCAAGAAAGACGACAGTGCTCTTGGCAAAGTCATTGGTCTAATTGAGTGGGTGGACAATCCCTTCAAACTGTTTACCGTCATCCTGCTTTCGTTTCTAGCCTTTGCTGGATATTTTGCATGGGACTCGCGTCAAGTCATACTCCAAGCGATTACGACTCAGGACAAAATGCCGCAGCTAGCAAAGCAAGAAACACTACTTACCCCTGCTCGTAGCTTAATGAAAGACGTAGATGGCTTGGTTATTTTGATCCACAAAGCTAACCTAACTACAAACTCTCGCACCACTGTGCTAGCCCTGAACGCTGATGGCTCACGGGAGAAGTCAATGGAAGGAACGGTAACGTCTTTGTTTAACGCAAGCGCAGACCGCAACGCCGCTATGGTAGCAATGCTTAACAACGAAGTTCTTTGTGAAGAATTTAAACCGTCATCTAAGGTAGGTGAGTGGGGTGTAAAGCAGGGTGTAAATTTCATGTGCCGAGGTTCTATACCGCCCGATCCGGGTAAGTTTGCGGGGTATGTAGCTATCGGGTTTAAAGATAAGCCAGAGGATATTGCGGCTCTGAAAACTCGCATCAATTTGGCAGCAACTGATATGTCGGAGGATTGATTATGTTTGATGTTCTTAGTGGCGGTATTTTAGGTTCAGTGTTTGGCGGGCTATTCCGTATGGCCCCCGAGGTGCTCAAGTTTTTCGATAAGAAAAACGAGCGTCAACACGAACTGCTAATGTTTTCTCGCCAATGCGAATTGGAAACGTTGCGGGGTCAGCAGAAGCTGGCCGAAATTGGAGCACAACGGGAAGCGGCCATTGACGTAGGTGTCATGGATGCGTTCCAGTCTGCCATAGAGCAGCAAGCCACAATGGTCAAAGCCGCAGGTGGCTGGGCTGCATCTTTATCTGCTTCCGTCAGGCCAGTAGTAACTTACTGGGTGTTGTTTGTCTGGAGCTTCATCCACGTGTGGTTTGCATGGAACGCATGGATCACCGGCGCCCCTCCAGCCGAAGTGTTCAAAATGATGATGTCGCCAGACTTCTCAGCTTTGTTGGCTGGGACAATTAACTTCTGGTTCCTTGACCGTACATTGGCTAAGCGTGGGTTATGAACATCGAACTAGCTGCCGCACTGTGCCGACAGTTTGAGGGCTACCGGGCCAAGCCTTACCTATGTCCAGCCGGAGTGGCCACGATTGGGTACGGCTCAACATACTACGCAGACAAGCGCAAGGTGACTTTAGAAGACGCCCCGATGGATGAGCCAACGGCGCGGGCGCTGTTGATGGTTGAGCTTGAGCACACGTACTTGCCCGGTGTTTTGCGTAACTGCCCCGGCCTAATTACTGACGTTCGCAAGTGCAACGCGCTGGTGGACTTTGCCTACAATTTGGGCACCGGCCGTCTCCAGACTTCTACTCTGAAGCGTAAGGTTAACGCCCAAGATTGGGAGGGCGCCAAAGAACAACTCATGCTTTGGACCAAAGGGGGCGGTAAAGTGTTGCCGGGTCTTTTAAAACGCAGACAAGCAGAATGCTTGTTGTTAAACGATTCTTGACGTAAAATCTTTGCGGGGCCCGTGCGCCCGCAAGAGGCCGCCTAGAGCGGCTTTTTCATTTGTGGAGCAAATATGGCTATAGCAAACAATCCATTCGATCTAAACACCTCTGGGAACAAGCTGCTTACTGCGGCTACTACAGGCGTTGCGGCTCCTCAAGCCACCGGCTATAACGCCTCAACCGCGGGAGCCACTGGATACACCGCTGATAAGGCGGGGGCCACTGGTTACCAAGCCGGCCAAGCAGACCTGACTAAATGGAATCCTGAAACTAATCAAACCGTTCAGGGCCAATTGTCCGGAGTTCTTGCAGCCAACTCGCCCCTGCTCCAGCAAGCTCGTGCAGCCTCTCTGGCTCAGATGAACCAGCGCGGCTTGGTCAATTCCAGCATGGCTGTGGGCGCCGGCCAAGAAGCCGTAATCAAACAAGCGTTGCCAATTGCATCGCAAGACGCTACGACTTTTGCCAACGCCGGCCAAGTTAATGCTAACGCGGCTAACCAGAACGCGCAATTTAACACCGGTCAAACAAACACCGGCATGCAGTTCACCGCTGGGTCTATAAACCAAGCCGCTTTGGCAAACGCTGGCGCTGCAAATCAAGCCTCTCAATTTACCCAAGGCGCTGCAAATCAAGCCGCTTTGACTAACGCAGCTTCTCAAAACCAAGCGGCTCAATTCTCAGCCGGGGTCCAAAGCGAAGCGTCTAAACAGTACGCCACTTCATTAAACAGCACCGTTCAGCTGATGATGGATCAAGCAATGAAAATCGCTTTGACCAATGCGGATTCAGCAACTAAAATTGAATTACAAAACATTGACGCTACGACCCGTAAAGATTTGGCTGCAACTGAAGCTGCCTACAAGAATCAAATGCAGGCTTCACAAAGCGCAAACGATATTTTCCAGCAGGTGTCTAAGAACATTGCGGATCTTATGGCCAACCCTGACTTGGATGCCGCCAACGTAACCGCGGCGGTTAATGATCAAAAAGCATATCTGAAAAACTCTTTAGCAATTCTTAGCGCAACGTCCGGCATCCCCGGTCTTAAAACTTTGCTGGACTTTACATGACGCGCGAAGCCCTTCTCGAACCGATCATCTCTTCGGTCCGCAAGGGCACGGCGCTGTCGCGCTACACAATTCTGGATTACTTTGAAGACTGGGATGTCTTCCCGTTTGAGCTTGACGGTCAACACGTTTGGACTGTGGTGGCCAAGGGAACTGAAGTGCATTTTGCGCTTGCCCCTGACTGGCGCCCCAAGGCCAGTATGCGTGGGGCGGTCAGGGCTTTTATTAAGCCGGTGTTTGAAAGACATGGTTTTTTGACCACGCGCATATCGCACGGGCGCGTAGCACAAAAAGAATTTGTAAAACGAATCGGGTTCAAACCCACTTGGAAAGACGGGGACGTTGAGTATTATCTGCTTGGCAGCCTACCCTTTGAGAGGAAACTATGATCAAGAAAATCTATCTGTCCCGGGCGCAAACCCGGGCAATGGCGGCTGAGCACCCTATTGGCGACCCCACCGGCGGCCCAGCTTTCGGTGAGAAAAACGACCCAATCAGCGCGGCCATTTCAATTGGCACAATGTTTGCCACGGCCGAGGCTGGCTTTGCCGCCATGACTTTGATGCAAGGCATTACGTTTGCTGGCGCAGCGGTGAGCTTGGTCGGTAACATCACAGGCAACAAGAGCTTGATGAAGCTAGGCGCCATCGCTGGTATTGCTGGCGGCCTCGGCATGGCTTACGACAAAGTAATGGGTACAACGCTTGGCGGCAACCTTAGCGAAACCTTGGGCATGGGAGCTAAAGATGCTACGGGTGCTTTAAACGCTACCGCCGTTCCCGGCGCGCAAGCCCCCGTGGTTGACGGTGTTCAAGTTAGCGCCGTGCCCGACGCCTCTCAATCAAGATCGTTGGCCGGCGGCCCCGATATTACAACTACAACGCAGCGCGAACTTGCAGCAGCCTCCGGCGCGGATCTCAACACTCCCGGCGCCAGCACCCGGTCCCTCAACACTCCCGGCGGCGGCGGCACGTCGCCTTTAAAC